GATGCGAGACAGAAGGCCAGACGCAGGCGACCGGTTCGCAACGCTTAAGCGGATGGTCAGCGAGACCCTGACGCCGGAGTTTTCCAGCCGGTTGCTGGCGCGGACATTTTGGAACCTTGAAGCCTTGATGCAGAACATGGAGACATTCGCGACGGTCATGGCAGGCACGAGCGGCGGGCAACGCTTCGGTGATCAGTTCGGATTTCTCATCGCCGGGGCATACAGCCTCACCAGCACAAACCCCGTGAGCATGGAAGACGCGCGGGCATGGTGCGCAAAGCAGGATTGGTCATGGGCGCGCGAGGACAACGATATGAGTGACAGCGAGCGGTTGCTTTCCTTCATCCTTGCCGCTCGGGCGCGATATGACGACAGGGGCATGTCCAGAGAGGCCAGCATTGGCCGGTTGATCGACCGGGCTATCAATGCCGACGGCGGCGACAGAGACGCGGCCATTGCGGCGCTGGGTGAATACGGCATCCATGCAGACCGTGACCGCGTGGTGATCGCCAACCAGAGCCACCAGCTTTCCGGGCTGCTCAAGGATACATCTTGGGGCGGTGGATGGCGAAGGGCATTGCTTGGGCTTGATGGGGCCGAGAGTGTGGACAAGGTGCGCTTCACCGCGACACTCAGGACGCGCGGGGTTTCCATCCCGACCGGGCTAGTCCTGTCAGACCTTGCGGCGCCCTATGAGGAGGAATTGCCGCTCTATGAAGGCGAGGACTTCCGCTGATGCTGTATGATGATCAAGCGGACCTTGTGGCGCGCGTTCGGCAGGCCATGCGCAAGCATAAGCGCGTCCTGATGCAGGCTTGCACGGGCGCGGGAAAGACGCGCATGACGGCGGATATGATCGCGGGCACAAAGGCCAAGGGCACGCGGTCTATCTTCATGGTCCCGCGCAAGGAGTTGCTGCGGCAGACCATCGAGACCATGTGGGAGTATGACATGCCCTTCGGCGTGATCAGCCCAGACCACGCGCCGCAGCCCTTCGCCAAGTGCCAGATAGCCATGTCTCCGACACTCGCACGGCGCCTTGACCGGATAACGCCGCCTGACGTGCTATTTCACGACGAGGCGCACTATGGCGGTGCTGAGATCGCGCGGATCATCCAATGGGCGACAGATGCCGGGTCATGGATCGTCGGAATGTCTGCCACACCGCTCAAGACCAACGGCAAGCCCATGGGTGACTGGTATGACACGATGGTCGAGGGCCTGCCTATGGCTGAGCTTATCAAGCTTGGCCGGTTGTCAGACTATCGCTATTTCGCCCCCAGCACGCCAGACCTGAGCGGCATCAAGTCGTCGGATGGGGATTTCGTCAAGTCGCAGCTTGCGGCGGCAATGGAAGCGGATAGCGTCCTGATCGGGGATGCGGTATCGACCTACAAGGCACATGCGGCTGGTCGGCTTAACGTGGTCTTTTGCACCAGCCGGAAGCACGCAGGGCTTGTGTGCCAGTCATTCCAAGACGCAGGTGTAGCGGCTGGCATGATAGACGGCACAATGCTGGACGACGAGCGCGCGGCCATTATCAAGCGGTTTGCGCGCCGTGAGATCACTGTCCTTTGCAATGTCGAGTTGCTGACGTTTGGCTTCGACCTGTCCGCAGCGGCCAAGATGGACGTAACTGTTGAGTGCATGTCAGACCTGCGCCCGACCAAAAGCCTGCCGTTGCAATTGCAGAAATGGGGGCGAGTGCTGCGGCGCAAGGACTTCCCCGCGCTTATCTTCGACCACGCTGGCAACTCCACGCGGCATGGCTTGCCCGATGATCCGCGCGAATGGTCGCTTGACGGCAAGAAGAAGCGAGAGGCAAGCGACGAGAAAAGCCAACCCGTGCGGCAATGCCCTGAGTGCTATTTCGTCGCGCGCCCGTCTCCATGCTGCCCGAACTGCGGCTTTGTCTTTCCTGTCGCGTCACGCATGGTCGAGGAACGCGAAGGCGAGTTGGCCGAGGTCAAGCGCGGCGAGATCGTTGCTCGCAAGAGAGAGCAAGGCCGGGCTGATACGTTGGAAGACTTGATCAAGGTCGGCATAGCGCGCGGCATGTCCAACCCGCACGGATGGGCGCGGCATGTCTGGGCGGCGAGGGAGGCAAAGCGAGCATGATGGTGGTTTACGCGACAACCCCAGACGACGACGAGGGCGTGTCCTTGGCGCGCGATTGGATCAAGGCGCAGGGCCTGACCGGAGATGATGTGCGGATGGTCAAGCGGGAAGGCTGCGTCATAGTCCTGGACAAGGGAGACGCACACAAACGGCTGAAGGTGACAGATGGCAACGGCTGAGACCAACATTATGAACGCCTGCATGGTGGCGCTATCGGCGGCTGGGTGCCTTGTCTGGCGCAACAACTGCGGCGTCCTGAAAGATAGCACCGGCAGACCGATCCGCTACGGCCTGTGCGTCGGCAGTGCCGACCTGATAGGGGTAGCGCCAGACGGTAAGTTTCTGGCCGTGGAAGTAAAGACCGCCACTGGGCGCACGTCAGAAGCGCAGGACCGCTTTATAGCGGCGGTTCTGCGTCTTGGTGGGCGTGCTGGCGTTGCGAGGTCGCCGGATGATGCTGTGCGGATTGCCACCGGTTGACCAGATCGCGCACCATATCAGAGATGTGAACCCAACCGCCAATCTTGGCAGTCTGCTTCATGGCGGCGTGTTCTTCCGGTGTCAGGCGAATTTGAATTTGTGTGTTGCGGGTCATATTGACGCCCCTTGTCATTACGTGTATTGTCGTGACATTACATTGACAGCGCAATCCGCGCAAGAGGGGAGAGATATGACTAAGACAGGCACCGAGCTCTCCATCCAGGAAGGATCGGCACTTGAAGCAATGTTCCGCGCCAAGGATGGCGTTGACCCACTGATTGACCGCATCAAGGCGGAAGTCAGGACGCACGCCGCAGATGTGACGACCAAGAAAGGCCGTGACGCCATTGCTTCGCTGGCCCACAAGGTTTCCCGCTCGAAAGTGGCGCTGGACGATGCTGGGAAGTTGCTGACCGAAGCGGCAAAGAAGGAGATTGCTATTGTTGACGCGGCCCGCAAAAAGGTCCGCGATCAACTGGATGCTTTGCGCGACGAGGTTCGCAAGCCTCTGACGGATTGGGAGGAGGCGGAAGAAGCCAGAGTTGCGGCCTGCAAGCGCACCATCGCTGCCATCATCAATCACGGAATTATTGGCGACGAGACATCATCCGACATTCGCGCCAAGGCCGAGGAAATCAAGGCCATCGTGATCGGTCCTGATTTTGGCGAGTATGAGCCGCAAGCCACGGCTGCGCGGGATGCTACGCTCAACACGTTGCGCGCAATGTATGCTGCGGCCAAGGCCCGCGAGGATCAGGCGGCAGAACTGGAAAAGCTGCGGGCAGAGAACGCCAGACTTGAGGCGGAACGCCTTGAGCGTGAGGCGGAAGCGCAGGCGGAACGGGATGCAGAAGCGGCCCGCAAAGCCGCTGCCGAACAGGCGGAACGTGAACGCATTGCCGCCGAAGAAGCGGCGGCGCGGATTGAGGCTGACAAACTTGCGGCGGCAGAAAAGGCAAAGGCAGACGCAGAAGCCAAAGCCGAGGCCGACAGGATTGAAGCAGAGGCTCGCCATGAGGCTGCGCTTGCATCGGCAAAGCGAGAGGCCGAAGAGGCTGCGCAACGCGAGCGCGACCGCATCGCGGCTGAGCAGAAGGCCGCAGATGACGCGCGCGCCAAGCGGGAAGCAGACGCCGCACACCGTGCCAAGATTACAGCCGATATTGTTGAGGCTCTTGGCGCCATGGCTGGGCGGGCAACACCGGCATTGATCGCGGAAGCATTGATTGATGGCCGTATTCCTCATTGCCGCGTGGTGATGTAATGACCGTCACCTATCACCGCGACCTGATGCAGGGAACCGACGAATGGCTTGCTGCCAGATGCGGCCTGATCACGGCGAGCGAGATGAAGCTTTTGCTTACACCGACGCTAAAGACGGCGCGCAATGAGAAGACCCGCGCGCACCTCTATGAACTGACGGCGCAGCGTATCACGCGCTACACAGAACCGACATTCATCGGCGACGATATGCTGCGTGGCATGGCTGACGAGGTGCTTGCCCGCGACCTGTATTCGCAGCACTACGGCGAGGTCGAGGAATGCGGCTTCATCACCAATGACCGCTGGGGCTTCACGCTGGGCTATTCCCCTGACGGTCTTGTCGGGCTTGATGGATTGATCGAGGTCAAGAGCAGGCGGCAGAAGTATCAGGTCGAGACCATCCTGTTCGGCGAGGTTCCTGTTGACTACATCTTGCAATGCCAGACCGGCATTATGACGGCAGAGCGGCAATGGCTGGACTTTATCAGCTACAGCGGCGGGCTTCCCATGGTCACGATCCGTGTGCATCCTGACGATGTGCTGCAAAACGCCATCCTTGAAGCGGCATCGGACTTTGAGGCGCAGATCGCCGATGCGCTGGCGGATTACAAAGCGCAGTTGGACAAGCTGCGGACCATCCCGACAGATCGGACAATTGAACAGGAGATGTTTACATGAGCGATATGAGCGCAGTCATTCAGCCGAAGTCAGACCAGCTAAACGCCGACGATATGATCAGCGGCCCAATGACGGTCACGATTACCGGCGTCAAAATCCAGCCCGGACAGGATCAACCTGTATCGGTGTCCATCGCCGGGACAAGCAAGGTATGGCGCCCGTGCAAGACCACGGCGCGTATTCTTGTCGCGGCTTGGGGCGCCGATGCAAACCAGTATGTCGGGCGCAGTCTGACGCTATACCGTGACCCAAAAGTGAAATGGGGCGGCTTGGAAGTCGGTGGCATTCGCATTAGCCACATGAGCCACATGGAGCGGGAAATGACGCTGATGATGACCGTCAGCAAGGCCAATCGCCAGCCCGCCAAGATCAAGCCGCTGCAAGCCACTGAGGCACCCCAGGAACCCGACGACGCACTGCAACAGGCCGAGACAGCTGCGCGCAACGGCACGGCATCATTCCGCGCTTGGTGGTCAAGCGATGCTGGCAAGGCGTGCAGGGCAACGGCAACGGCCAACCTTGACCGGCTTAAGGCAATGGCGGCGGAAGCTGATCCGCCGCCAGATGATGACGCGCCGCCGATGTAAAGCGAAGGCCCGGATCACTCCGGGCCTTTTTCATTTCTTCCCTCTCAATATCCGCTTTGCCTCTTGCCGCGTGACGCCCATCTTGCGGGCGGCTTCTGAGACGCTGGCATATTTCCCCAGCGGCACCGGCTGCGATCCGTAGGTGGGTTTCATCCGTGTATCCTCACTGCCTGCAACGCGGCTTGGTCGGCGTGTGCTGATAGTGGTGGAATG